GCGGTGCCAACGTATGCGTTGTAAGACGGGATGCCGCTGCCGACGCTGAAATCACCAAACGGGTTGGTCCCGAAACTACCGTAAACCGATGTGCGGATGAAATGCTGGATGTGATGCCGCCCCTGCTCGACGGCATTAGCCACCTCGGCAACGGACCTAAACGGCATCAGGGTTCTCCAGCGGGGCCCACTCCACTTCGTCGGGTGACCACTCCACGCCCCCGTCAGGATGCTCCGAGCAGGCCGACAACTCGGTGTCGGTCAGCGTCAACAGCTCACGGCAGTGAGCGCAGCGGTACACCACATCAGTCCACCGTGGCGGTCATGGCACCAGCAGCAAACTGCGGCTGAATGCCGTTGCTGATGGACAGGCTGGCGTTGAGCGCACCCTTGAGCAGCAAATTTCCAGCACCAGTAGAGTCCGTGCCAATGCCGAAGTGCGTGGCCGTGGCGGTGCCCGCCGTACATTGACCGAACTGCACCAGCGCGGTGTTGGCGATGGTGGAGGTTGTCCGCGTCCAGCCGCCTGCCGTGCGGTTCACGGCCACGCGGGCGTAGCCGGTGTAGCTGATCTCGTTGGTGCTCTGGTTGCCCGCCTCTCCAGGGTCTGCGCTGTGCAGCGAGATGTAAAACGAACCCGCCGTGGCTGAGTTCTGCAGGCCAGCAGCGTCCCCGATGTTGGCCCAATCGACGTTCAGGAACAGGAGGTCGAGAAGTGCCGCTTCGGCGGCGTTGGTCATGGACATGGTGTTTCCTTACGCCAAAAACTTGAGTTTGTAGATCGAGGATAGGTACTGCCCGACGATCTCGTCGATGATGTTCTGCAGCGGCGTGTCGTCCTTCTTGCACACGTCGTAGCGCATCTTTTCGACCTCGGACAGTGAGTCCTCCAAGAACTCCAAGATGTTGCCCGTTTTCTTGGCGCTCATCAAGGTGATCGGGCCGATTAGCCCGTGCCGACCCTGATACGCCTCGGCAAACTTGTCCGTCAAGTCCAAGATGTTGTCGTAGAACTCGTTGAGCGCCGAATGCTTGGAAAACGACCTGGTTCCTAAATGAACGCTGTGGGCCACGTCGCGGGCCAGAAACAGCGTGCCGACGAAGTCCGCGCAACTCATACCGGCGCTCCCATCGGCTCGCCCATCGGCATTTCAGCCGCGCGCTGGTTGACCACCATGTCGCCGACCGTCATGACGTCGCGCAGCGTCTGCATGACGACCTCCTGCACCTGTTCAGGCTGCATGCCCGCGGCCATTGCCTGCAGTCGCCGTGTCTCGGCCTCGTACGCCTTGACCTCGGCGTCCGTCTCAGCCTTGAACTTGTCGATCTCCAGCTTCTGGGCTTCCATCGACTGGTTGACGCGCTGCAGCATGCCGGCCATCTGCTCCATCTGAGCGGACATCGCCTGCATCTGCTGGTTGGCGGCTTGCAGCGCCGGGTTCTCGTCCGCGTCGCTCATGATCTGCGGGTCGATGGTCTTCTCAAACCGCTTGGCCAGTTCCTGCGCGCCAGGCCAGTCCATGTTCTTGACGAACAGATCGCCCGCCACCGCCCACAGTTGCGGGTTGGTCTGCAGCAGTTGAGCCATCGCCTCCAGCGCCTCTTGACGCTTGGTCGCGTAGCCCGGACCCGTCACCACCACCACGTCGTATTTGCCGACGCTGGGGTTGTAGATCTTGTCGATCACGATGCCCTGCTGGTTGACGATCTTGCGCACCGGCTCAGGCTGCATGGGACTCATCTTGACCATGCTGGACTCGCCATCCTCGCCAATGATGCGAGCGATGCGTTCCGTGTCGTAGATCTTGGGGATCAGATCCACCAGTTGGCGAGTAACATGACGCACAGCCCGAGCCAGATTATCAACATAGTGGTACGTCCCCGTGTCGCCTTCACGCTGGCGGGCCAGAATGGCCTTGCCTGAGCGTTCGTTGCCTTCCAGCCCCAGCGAGGCGTTGTACTGCCCCGTAGTGCCCTTGATGTCCTCTGCGGCCCCCATCTTGGCCTGAATCAGGCCCGTCTGGGCCATCGGCGGCATGGCGCGCTGCGGCAGCGGCAGCGTGTTGCCCGCGCCGTCCGTCACGTCAGGGTTGACCTCAAGATACGGCCAGTTCTGGGTGTTTGCAGTCTTCCACTGCATCTCGTACCCTTCAAACTGCCCGCCGTAGCCGATGAACGGTGCCTTCGGAGCCAGCGCCAGCATCTCGGCCTCTTGGCTTGTCCAGTAGTTGTACATCCGCTGGGCGTCCTTGGCGTTGCGCACCAAACCCGAGACGTACACCCGGCCATCGACCTCGTACTCGTTGCCGACCACCCGCACCACGGGGATGTACTTGCCGGCCCACTCCTGCTCCTCAAGGATCTCGTAGCCGTTGATCTTGCACCACTTGATCTTCTTGCGGTCAGCCTGGCGCGAGCGGATCGGCTTGCCAAACATCGCCTTGAGTTCCTTGTCCTCAAGCGACCCGGCAAACGCCGTCTGGTTGCCCGGATACAGGTTCAGCGTGGCGGTGTCGTAATCGACGTAGAAGTACTCAGCGATGCGGATCGTGTCGTCGTTGATCCACTGGCTCAGGGACTGGTCGCCCACGCCCAGACTCATCAGCGTGTTGGCCGGTGACGCCTTGGGGTACAGCCGGTGGTACTCCTCGCGGGTGATGTCTTCAGTGATGAAGCACCACTTGGCGTCAGCCCCGCAGGGGTCTTGGATCATCGGGTCCATGTAGACCGAAAACGAGTTGCGCACTCGCCCGATCTTGATGTCCTGATCGAAGGTGTTGTCGTCGCAGTACTCGGTCAGGATGCGGATGTAGCCCTCGCCGAACGACACCTGATTCTCGCAGGCCGTGTCGTAGGCCACGTCGGCGTCAGAGATGTACTCGATGTGCCGCACCACGCCGTCGAAGATCTCCGCGACCTCAATGTCGGCTTTGTCGTCAGCCGGGATCACCTTGCCGCTGGGGCGGTTCTGCCGCTGGTCGTTGGTGACCTGCCGGACGTGCTGCGGCAGCTTGTTGATCGTCAGGCACGGCCTGGCGTTGATCGTCTGCCCTTGCACCGCGCCGCGGGTGGCTAGAACGTCTGCTGGCCACTGATAGTGGTTATCAGGACTACCAGCGTAAAACTTCAAATCGTCAAGTTCATCCTCACGGCTTTCGCCGTATGCGGCAATGGCTTGGTTCAGCCGGGTACGGGCGGTGGCCAAAACGTCCGATTCGGACTTGTTCTTGCCCCCGCCGCCGTTGGCGACGGCTGCTGCGGCGGTGATTCCCGTGTAATCGGCCATTACGCCCCCATCCAACTCGCCGACATTTGGCTTCTGTCGCGCATTGTAAGCGTTCTGGGGCGCTCCACGCGCTCTCGGGAGGCCACGGGGAAGGCAAACGTGACCGCCAGCGCGTCAGCAGCGTCTGGAGAGGCCAATCCGCGGGCTTTCATGTCCTTTTTCGACTCCAGATAGAGCGTTCCGCTGCTGTCAGGCTTGGTTTTCGGCCCCGTCAGGTCCGTTTTGAGCTGCCGGTCCTCTTTGATGGCCGCGGTGCGCAACCAGTCGCGCATCGCGCCCCACATTTCGGCTCGTTTGTTGCCCCACATGACCTGGTTCTTGGCTTTCCAGCCAAAATTGACGCCGCGCACCTTATAACGCTGCTCGTTCAGCCTGTCAAGGATGCCGTACCCCAGCCCGCCCTCGTCCAGCACCGTCAGCGCGGGTTTGAAGTCCTCAATCGCCTCTATGACGTGCCCCACGACCGTCATGGTGTCGTCGCCGCGGTAGCGCCGGATCTCTACCAGGTCGCGCCCCTGCCTGACCACGATGACGGTGGAGTCCGCCCCGCTGCGCGCCGGGTCCACGCCGATCACGATAGGCGCGCCGGGGTCTTTGTACTTGGCTCGCTTGAACGCCTCATCGACCAGCCTTGGCGCGATGAACTGCTCGTCACCCGTTGACGGGAACTCGCCGTAGACCTCAATGCGGGCCTGCGGGCTGTCCTCGCCGTACTCCTCAATGATCTGCTCGTAGACGCTCTTGTCCGTGTCCTCGACCGTGCGCGCGTCGATCTGCCGCGTGTTCCAGAACGCCCGCTTGGCGTTGAAGCACTCGTAGAAGTACCCCTGATTGCGCCGCGGGTTGCTGAACGCCAGCCAGAACCTGTGCGGCGTGTTTTCCGTGAAGAAGCCCTGCGCCACGTCCCAGATCGTGTCTGGTATGCCGCTGGCTTCGTCGAAGATCAGCAGCACGCCGTCGCTGTTGTGCAGGCCGGCGTAGGCGTCGGGGTTCTCCTCCGACCACAGCCGACCCTCCGCGCCCCAGTACCGCGTGCCCTTGCGCAGGTCGCGCTCGACGATCTCGCTCAACCACTTGGCCGGCGTGATCCTTGTGGCGCTGATCTCCCACCAGTGGCTGTTGATCAGCATCGCCAGCCACTTCGTGATCTCGGCCCATGTGATGCTGCGGAGCTGCGCCTCGCTGTTAGCCGACACGATGACGCTGGCGCCGATGCGCGTGGTCAGCATCCACACCACCAGCCAACTGACCAGCGCCGACTTGCCGATGCCCCGCCCCGACGCCGTGGCCATGCGCAGCACTTGGTAGGCGTCTATGGTTTGGTTCTTGGCGATGTGGTCGCGGATGTCGCGCAACACTTGACGCTGCCACCCCCGCGGCCCCTTGTGCTTGGCCAGCGGCGTGCCGTTCTCGCCCCACGGGAACGCGAACAGGACGAACTTCTCAGGGTCGTTCGCTATCGCCGGACTCCAGAGCCTGGCCATCAAGCCTTGCTCTTGGTCCGCCGAAAACCGGGGCTCTTGCATCCGTCACCTCATGTACGAGTTCCAGCACCCGCGACTGCGCTTGCTCAAGCGCTGCCGTGATGCTGATCTGCTGCGCCACGTCAATCTGTACCTGCTGCTTGGCCACCCAACCGTGAGCGTGCTTCAGTATCTCAAGCGCCGCCTTGGAGTCGCCGTTCATCGCCGCCTCATGCAACACCGTGGACATGGCGATCTCGCCATCCGCGCGGCCTTTTTGCTCGGCCAACTCCGCAATCGGGTCCAGTTCTCGCAAGCGCCGGTACTCGCTCGGCAACAACCCTGCCGCCAACGCCAGGTTATCACCCTTCAACCCCAGCTTTGCCGCGTCATACACGCGGTTCAGCACGGCCTCCGTGGCCTTGACTTCGCGGATGGTCAGCGGGAGCGACTTGAACATGGCGGTTTGAGTATAGCGTAAGCCTTTTCCGTTTGTGTTTGCAAAAATAAAAATGGTTTGTGGCCCCAAAAAATAAAAATTGTCTGCGGCCCCTTCGTTTTTGACCGCTCAGGTCGCCGGCCCTCCCCTCCCCCCTCTCTGCCGTCTGCCGTCTGCCGTCTGCCGTCTGCCGTCTGCCGTCTGCCGTCTGCCGTCTGCTAGGTCATTAGGTCATGCCTATCGGGGTTGATGCCCTGGCCAGCATGGCTCCCAGACCATAGGCAATCTATGCCATGCCATGCCATGCGCCTAGACTACCTGACGGGCGCGAAGCTGCGCGAGTGTGGCCTTGAGGGTATAGGTCATGGTAGGCGCTTTGGGCATAGCATATCGAAGCCGCGCCGGGAGCGTGCGCCGCCGTGATCGTCAGTATACTTATTACTTTTTACTTTTCTTGGTATGGTATAGATTAGACTACCTATAAAGCATATCTCCCTCGGTGGAGAGGCACGTCAACGGCGCCTAGTCGATACCTAGTTTTGCACCTAGATCGCTGTCTAATCCCCTCGCGCCAGCTTAGGTAACGCCATTCCCTGGCAATCATCATACGATTGGCAAAGCCCCTACACTTTACTGGGTGAACGACAATCCCGTACATTATGGACTTCTCAATCCACCGCCTAGAGCGCCTATCATGACACCCAAAGCAATCCTTCGCATGGCAAAGCCCTTCAAGTCCGTTATCGGCGCGCACGTGCCGATGATTGGCCGGCAAGTCGATTCCGACGTTTACCAGCGCGCGCTGGCCGACAGTGACATGGCCGTCCAGCGTGCCAAGTATCTGATTCAGCACCTCGACAACCGGCACGATGCTGTGATCTTCGCGCGTGCCGTGGGCATGCCCGGCTATATCAACATGCGCTGATAGGAGCCTGACACCATGCGCTCGCGCCCCATCGACGTCTTTTTCGCTTGCGCCTACGGCGCAGCCCTCGGGCTTTTGCTCGCGGCTTTCATCTGATCCACCCTCACACATCAGGAGAACCATCATGCTGCACGTCTACCATCAGCGCGCTTTCGTTGCGTCAATCAACCAGCAGGCCAAGGCATCAGACGGCTACCGGCCAGATCTGCCGTGGCTGCTGCTACTCAATGATGGGCGCGTACGGCGCCACGCTTGCGCGGCCACGGCGCGCGACGAGGCGCAAAAGCAATTCCCCGGCTGCACGTTCAAGCGCACCTGACCTATCCGCCTAGGCGCCGCCATGCGCGCCTTTGGCGCAACCCTCGGCCTGTTGTTGGCCGCTTTCATCTAATGGAGAACCTACACCATGCAAACCACCACCGACCAGTTCCACACCATGCGCGGCCATGTGGCCGCTCGTTTCTTCACCCCGGAACAATCCGCCGTGATCCTGCGCACCATGACGGACATTCAAGCCGGGAATAACGGCTGGTCGTTCATCCCTGCGCATGCGTGGCTACACGATGCCCTGACCGCTGCGGGTTACGTGGTCATTCGATCCACGGACTACCACGGACGGCCAGCGTTCAAGGGTTACGCCAAAGCCGCTCAAGCCGCCCTCAAGGGTCAACCCTACGCCATGAGCACGTACAAACCCGTCAGGATTGACGCAACACCAGACTATGAGGCCGCGATCCTGGCCCGTCAGGAGCGGGAAACGATGGATTACTGACCTATCCGCCTAGGCGCCCTGGTGGCGCCTATGGGGTGCGCCACGCATCACACAGTCCAATCCAATCCACTGAGGTACACCATGCAAGCTATTGTCACCAAGTATCTGCCCTCCACTGACACCAAGGGCGCGCGCATCAAGGCCACGGCGGAAGCCGGGTCCGTCACTATTGGCTATCCGCACGAACTGTCAGGGCAGGCGGTGCACCGCGCTGCAGCGCAAGCACTCGCGGACAAGTTCAAGTGGCCGTGCAAGTACTTGGGTGCGGCCCTGCCGAACAACGGCGGACACGTTTTCGTTCCCGTGCACCCTTGGAGCGAAGAATGAGCCGCTCCAACCCTATGCACCACGCCACGCCGCCCCGCCCCCGCCCGTGGCCGTTCCCCGTCACGTTACCGGCCCCCGGCCACGCACCGGACCCCAAGCCCGTGCGCGCGCCAGTGCCCTACCCCGTCAATGCGCCAGTGGCGCCCTTTTGAAAGGACAGAACCATGGCAACTACTATCCGCCGGCCTGACGGCGCCCTGAGCACCTATACGGTGACAAACCCGGCAACATGGGCGGCACTGCAAGCCGTGAAGCCGGCCAAGAAACCGCGCGCCAAAGCCGACAAACGGCGGTACCCGTCGCAGGCCCTGAGCACTGCCGACTATGTGCGGCAATACTTCGCGCTGAACACCCGCAGCCGCACGGGTGAAATCAACGCATACGCCGACCATCAGGACCACCGGACCCTGTATCACCCGCTGAACGAAAAGCCGTGGCACTGGGCGCCCGACACGGTGGAAATCGAAACGGTGGAGGCCTGACCATGTACGGACCCGCCATGCCCTGTCTCGACCCGGATCGACCCCTGACTCCATCAGAACTGGAGGAGATACGCCGGGAACTGTACCCGGACGACGACGACGACGACGACGATTCGGAGGACGAATGATCTGGGCCGGCTTGGCCCTGCTACTGGCCGCTGGACTGATCATCATCCTTGATCTATAGTCGGGCCTGCCAACTTTCTCCTGTCACCCCTCGGGGCCTTCAGCCCGCCAGGCCACAAACCCGGCGGGCTTTTCTTTCACCCCTTCACCCGCGCGATGATATCGGCCGCGCTGGGCTCGGGCAGATCCACCAGGCGGCGCGCCTCGGACTTGCTCCCCGTCCAATCAGGCGCGCGGAAAACGTGCTTTTTCGTCGGGTGGTCCGTACTGTAAACCCGCCCCATATCTTCCCAACCGGCCTCACGGAACGCGTGCAGTAGGGCAGGAACCACCAGCTTGATATGGGCCGGCGCGCGGGCCTGCAAGCCCTCCAGGAAGCCCTGCCAAGGGCCACCCACCACGCCACGCGCGAACATGCCGATACGGTGCGTCATCTGTTCGACTAGCCACGCCTCGGACCCGCTCAGGCCCGCCTGCAGCATGATCGCCTTCGCTTCCGTCATGGGCGGCGCGGCGCCAGGTTGGAACGTGGACACGTCCCGCGCGTGAAGCCAAGCCGCCACTGACGCCAGGCCACCGCCCGCGTACCAAGCCCACAGGCGCGCCGCAGCGTCAGGGGGCATGATCTCGGCCTCGGACCAGAGCACAAACCATCGACGATCATCTGACGGCAACGAAATAGCGGCACGCTCGTTCGAAAACGCCAGCACCAGAAGCCTGTTCGCGGCGTCATAGGGGTGCAGGCCCTTGCGCTGGATCGAGATCAGTTCAGGCGGCGCAGCGAGCAGGGGCTTCAGTCGGTTCTCCAGCGCGCGGCGGTCGGACGCCTCGGGCTGGCGCAGTTCGTTCAGCACCAGCACCTCGGACTCAAACGCATACCCCCACTGGGAATTGATCTCCTCGTTCCGGACGGTCGCAACGTTCGTCTTCCCCTCGCCGCCCACCGCCCACAGGAACGGCGCCCAGAGTGAGTCCTTGCCGCTGCCAGGCCGGCCAGCGTGCAGCACGCCGTGATTGATCTTGATGCTGGGCTGCTGAACTTTGAACGCCATGATGTTCAGGACATGCTCACGCTCGGCGGCGTCGGGGATCATCCGCTCGGCATGGTCCAGCCACGGGCGCACGGCGGCGTCCGAGGCGCCCCCCGTGACTGCCGGGCGCCCGTCACGCCACTTGTTGCCGAAAACGCCACCTGCACGGGCCACCAGCACGTCATCACCCGCGCTGTAGGCGATCCCGTCCAGCACGCGCCCGCCCTTCGTTTGCCGGTGCTCGTCGAAGCAGATCGACGCTTCGATCTTAGGGTTCTTGCCGTGGATCGACCTGCAACTAACGTGCCGGAACAGCGCGTTGAAATTGGTTCTGGTGAACTGGCGTCTCTCGCGCATGTCAAAGTACGCATCATCGGACACAACGTAAGCAAACCGAGCCCACCAGTCGGCCTTGTCGGTGCGCGCGGCCTCGGCCCGGTCCACCTCGGCCATCACCTCGGCCACCGCACCGGCCAGTTCGGGCGTGGGGGTCAGCCGCCCGATGGTCTGCAGCATCGCCTGCTGCAGGAGTTCGTCCCGCAGGCCAGGCGTGTGGCGCGGCCCGCCACGCTCGGCCACCCACTCCAAGAACCAAGCGCTGTCCAGATCAATGCAGTGCGAGTGCAGGCAGCAGTAAGCCCGCCCGCTGGGCAGGTAACGCCCCTCGGGGTTGCCGTCGGTGTGCTGGTCCGCGTTGGGGCACACCACGCCCATCCAGCCCTCGGCGTTCGGCCTACTGAGCACCAGCCCCTGCTCGGACAACCATGTCGCCACGTCGTCGGCCCCGTCATCGGACAGGCGCACCGGGCGCGGCCCCAACGACTCCACCACCTCGGGCGTGACGCCCAAGCCGGCGCAGATCTCGGCCAGCGTGTACTCGCGCCCGGGCGTGAACTCCACCAGGCGCGAAGCGAACGAGTCCTTGCCGGGCTTGAAGTTGACGCTGCCGGGCAATCGGAAATTTCTTACCGGGTTGCAGGCCCCCGCGTCGGTGTAGCCCGCAGCGGCGATGGCGTTGATGGCCCCGGCAAACTCCAGCTTGGTGGGTTGGTCGCTGAAGACGTAGCCCCATTGGTAGTTACCCGCTGACGTTTCCATCATCCACGTCGGGGGTAGCAACGGCGTCTTGCTCTTGGTGCCGACGTCATCCAGCATCATCACCAGCACATATTCGCAGTTGGCGGCGCCGGCGCTGGGTTTGCCGTCAATGAAGCGGTCGATGATGAACGAGGCGGTGTTGCCGAACCACGCTTCGCCCTCCTTGATCCGCCGTGTGGGCAGGTACGCCGGCCAAGACGCCTTGATCGCGCCGTTGGCGTGGAACTGCATCTCGCCGTTCACCAGGCGCGGCGTCTGCCGCACGATCAGCGCCGTCTCGCCAGCAGGCGCGAGCGCGGCGAGGTATTCAATGAATTCTTGTGATGTCATTTGCCGTATCTCTCCATTGTTTTGATGCCAATGCCCAGCGGCAGCCCCGCCGCCCATGCTGGCGGGTTGGTCATCACCCGCTTCATCAGTTCGGTTGTTCGCGCAGGGTCGCTCGTCTCGCAGACGATTTCGTCGTGGACGTGCAGGACCACATCCTCGCCCTCGCGCTCAAGTTCACGCAGCGCATGGCGCAGGATGTCATGCGCCGCGGCTTGCGTGACGTTCTCGCATGCAAGGCCCGGCCACAGGCGCGCGCGAGGCCACTCCTTGGCGTCAGCGGCGGGTTTCCAAGAGGCTTTGGCGTAGCTGATGCCATCGGCGTCAAGTCGTGCGTGGGGGTAGCACAGTATGCGCCCAGATGGCAGCGCATACCAGAGATGAGCCCCATCAAACAGGTAGGACACTCGCCCTGCCGGCACCGCCTGACCCTTGCGCCGCATCGCACCCATGTAGGCCCGCTCAAGATCACTCCAAAACAGCGGCGCCCACGGGTTGGCCTTGCGCCAGGCGCCCACCATGCGCTTGGCCTCATGCTCTGGCAGGTTCACGCCGTACACCCGCCCCATCGCGGCGAACGCGCCCACGCCACCCCCGAACCCGCAGGCGAGTTCCTGCACCTTGCCGATCTGCCTCTGCCCGGTGGACACAGCGTCCTCGGCCTCGTAGCCGGCCAGGATGGCGTCATACGAGGTGCTGAACGTAGCGGCAGCGTTGACGATGTAGGCGTCCAGACCGCGACGGAACGCCTCCAGCTTGGTGTCGCCCGCAGGCGTTGCGGCCAGCCACGGGTTGACCCGGCCTTCAATGGCCGACCAATCAGCGACGACGAACTGCTTGCCCGGCGACGGGATCAGCGCGGGGCGCAACATCCCCTTCAGGACGTCGGTGACGCGCTTGCCGAACGCAGGAACGATCTGATGTCCACGGCACATCGCATGACGGACGGCCTGCGGATCTTTGGCGACCTTGCGGGCGAAGTTGTGTACCTGCAGCCCGTACGAACTGGCCCGGCCTGTGGCAGCACCGCCAGCGAACACGAACGCGCCACGCACACGGTGATCTTCGACATCCGCAAGCGCGGCCATACGGACGAACTTGGCGACCGACGATGCCCAGAGATCATCTGCGCACTGGATAACGGTCGCCGCGTCAGGGGGTACTTCATCGGGGTTTTCCTCTGCTAGGATCAGCAGTGCGGCACGGACGGTTTTGTCGATGGACTGCTTTTCTTCGCCGTCTTTGTGAACCGTCATCAAGCGGCGCGCCTCGGGGCCGACCCGCGCCCACACCCACTCGCGCATGCGGGGCGAGCGCACCGACGTGATCTCGCCGTCCGTCACCTCGCGCACCTCCTGCTGGATGGCGTCGAGTTCCTCCACAGCGTAGGTCTGCGCGGCCTTGGCCAGGTCTACGTCCACCAGCACGCCGCGGTCGTTGATGCGCTCGTTTGCCCAGTAGTCGGACAACTCCTCGGCAGACAGCGGGCGTAGGGCCTTGCTGATGGCCCGCATCGCACGGACGTCCTGAGCGCAGTAGTCGAACAGGTCGGCCAGGTCTTGCTCGGTGTGCTTGAACGGCGGGATGCAGCACTTGCGCACCAGCGCAGCGCCCTTGTGGTCCTTGCGCATACTGGCGCCCGCGAACCGCCCCACGTCCTCCAGCGAGCCAGGCGCGCAGTTGGAGCGGGCCTGCGCAGCGGTACAAACGAACTGCTCCAGCGCCGGCACAGGCGCGTTGTGGTCTGACCACAGCACATACGTCCAGATCAGCCGCTCAAACGCGGCGTTGTGAGCGTAGACGCGCTCGCCAGCCAGCACGGCCTGCCGTACCGACAGCGGAAACGGCTGGTCTGGTGTCCAGACCTGTACCTCCTCATCATCATGCGCATACGCCATGCACAGCACTTCTGTGCTCGCGTCCTGCGCGTAGTTGTAAACGCCCGCGACCGTGAGGTCGCAGTCGGATTTTGTTTCGAAGTCACACCAGATGGGCATAAAAAAGATGGCCCCGGAGGGCCACCCTTACTCTCAGGCCGCGCGACGACGACGGCCAGTCGGTGCCGGCTCGGCGGCAGTCTCCCCGGCAGACTCGGTGGCTTCGTCAGCCGCGCCGTCCATGCCGACCCAGTGCTGCACCCTGAACTCGGGCGTGTAAACGCGCCCGTAGCTCTTGTGCTGGTAGTGATCCTTCCCGAGAACGATCACCGGCACCGGCTTGGTCTGATCCTTCTCCACTTGCGTGGCAATCTCGACCGCCAGCGTCTGCACTGCGCGCTTGCCGCCGACAGAAGTCACGGTATACCGCGCCTCCATGCCGGCGTCTTCGCCGCTGACGCACTTGAGGCTGAACCCGACCTGTGCCTCCCAACCCCGCTTGGCGCCGGGGGGCGCCACGTCGAGTTCGGGCAGCGGCTGGGTGATGCCGACCATCTTCTCGCCCAGCACCTCCCCCTCACCCCACGCGATGAAGCCGTGGACGAAACTGA